CTCACGCGCAGAAAAAATCTGCGGGCCGGCTGAGCCCTTGAAACCGCCTCTTGATTGGACGGAATTCAAGTTTGGATCAGCCCGGAACCGAGCAGGCACGCCCGGCGTGGGGCGGCAAGCGCTCGGGCGCCGGCCGCAAGCCCAAGGGATACGTGCGTCCCGCGACGCTGGCCGAGATCGACCTGGCGCATGCGCTGGGCGAGCCGCCGCCGGACGAGATCGAGCCGGTCGCGCAGCAGCACGCCCGCCTCGCACTTGAAACCTTCGTCAAGCAGCTGACGCACGGGGCCAGCGAGGCAGCGAGCGTCGCCGCGGCGAATGCGCTCCTTGACCGTGCCTACGGGAAGCCCGCAACCGATGTCGGGGGGACCGGTCTCCTGCCGTTCATGGGCCGCATCCCGAGCCGCTCGATCGCCGCCGAGATCCGCGACCAGGCGCGCGGTTATGCCAACCTCGCGATCATCAGGCTGAAATACATTGCCGAACATGGCCGCGCCGAGAGTGCGCGGGTCAGCGCCGCGAAATCTTTATGGGATAGGGGTCTCGGCACGGCGGCGCCGGCGAAGCTCGACGCCGACGGGCCCTCGCGTCCGCTGGGCAAAAAGGAGGAGGCGGCGATCGCCGCCAATGCGCCCGCGTCCGAGAATTCGGGCTGGGGCGATGATCTGCAGCCGAGGGTGCATTGACCTGGTCGACGGCTTGCCCGGATTGGGAAGAGCGCCTCATGGCCGGTCGCTCGTTGGTGCCCGACCTGCCGCTTTTCGAGGACGAGGCGTCGCGGGCGGTCCGCATCTTCTCGCGGCTGCGGCTGCCCGACGTGTCGGGATATCCGACGCTCGATGTGGCACTGCCGTGGCTCATCCCGGTCGTGGCGGCGCTCTTCGGCGCCTACGACGTCGAGCTGCAGCGCCGGATGATCCAGGAGGTCTTTGAACTCGTCCCGAAAAAGAACGGAAAATCGAGCGGGTCGGCAGGGATCATGCTGACGGCGATGATCATGAACCGCCGCCCGGCGGCGGAAGGGGTGCTGATCGCCCCGACCAAGGAAATCGCCGACATTACCTATCGGCAGGCATCAGGAATGATCCGGCTCGACCCCGAGCTCGCCCCGAAGTTTCACACGACCCGCCATCAGCGCACGATCACCGATTGGCGGGAAGGCCTCGAAGGCGCTCAGCTTCAGATCAAGGCGGCCGATGTCGACGTCGTGACCGGCGGCAAGCAGACCTACGGCCTCATCGACGAGACCCATGTCTTCGCCACGAAATCCAATGCGTCCGAGGTCTTTGTCGAACTCCGTGGGGCCCTGGCGGCGCGACCGGACGGGTTCCTGATGCAGATCACGACCCAGTCGAAGTCACCGCCCTCCGGGGTGTTCAAATCCGAATTGATGCGAGCCCGCGCGGTCAGGGATGGCCGGATAGACCTGCCGATGCTGGCGGTCCTCTATGAACTGCCCGAGCGGATGGCGAAAGACGGCGTCTGGAAAGACCGGGTCAACTGGGGCCTCGTCAACCCCAACCTCGGTCGCTCGGTCGACGAAGCCTTCCTCGAGCGCGAGATACGGACCGCCGAGGACGAGGGCCCGACAAAGCTCGCGTTGATCGCATCGCAGCATTTCAACGTCGAGATCGGCATCGGACTGCGGACGAACCAATGGGCCGGCGTAAAATATTGGGAACGCCGCGCGGATCCAGACCTGACGCTTGCGTCACTTCTTGACCGCTGTGAGGTCGTCGTCGTCGGGATCGACGGCGGCGGGCTCGACGATCTTTTCGGGCTGGCTGTGCTCGGCCGCGAGAAAGCGGACACCACGGTCGCCGGCGAGCAGACGAAGCGCTGGCTCCTCTGGTCGCACGCCTGGTGCCACGAAGGCGTCCTCGATGAGCGCAAATCGATTGCGCCGCGCCTTCTCGACTTCCAGAAGGCGGACGAGCTGACGATCGTCGATGACGAACTCGCGGACCTCTCGGCGATCATCGCACATATCGAGGGGATCAAGGATCGGGGTCTCCTCGCCGAAGTCGCCGTCGACCCGGCCGGGCTTGGGGAGCTGGTCGATGCCCTGGCCGCGATCGACATCACCGAAGAGAACAAGCTCCTGGTCGGCGTCGGCCAGGGATACCGGCTGATGAACGCGATCAAGACGGCCGAGCGGCGCCTTGCCAATGGCACCCTCATTCATGGGGGCTCGTCGCTGATGGCGTGGTGCGTCGGCAACGTGAAAATTGAACCGACCGCAACCGCGATCCGCGCGACAAAGCAGAACGCGGGCGACGCGAAGATCGACCCCTGGGCCGCGGCGATGAACGCGGTCGACCGGATGTCGCTTAACCCGGCGGCAATGCGATCGGTCTACTCGGAACGCGGGATCTTGGTCATTTGATAGCGCGGATTGCAGAAGCCGCGCCCGGGGTCCTCATCGATCTCCTGGGGCTGGCCGGGTTTGCCGCCGTCACCTATGGCGCCTGGCAGTTCTCCGGGCCGGTTGGTTGGATCGTCGGGGGTGTCCTGGCCGTCGCGGCTGCATCGCTGCTCTCTTGGGGGCGCTGAGTTGAATGGGACTCTTCGGACGTCTCACCGCGCCACTCCAGCGAGCGAGCGCCGGTGTCCCCAGCTTCGGCATGATCCCGCCGTTGGGGTCGATCCAGTCGGCTTCGGGCCTTCTGGTCAGCCAGGCGACGGCGATGACTGTCTCCTCGGTCAACCGGGCCGTGACGGTGCGCTCGAACGATGTCGCCCGGTGTGAACCGTCAATTTACGAGACGGCCGAGGACGGCACCCGCACGAAGATCGACCCCGAGGACCACGCGGTCGCAAAGCTGCTGACGCGGCCCAACCGGGTCCAGACCTGGTTCGAGTTCGCCCGCGACCTCTGGGTCGCCTACCTCCTGCGCGGCAACGCCTATGCCGCAATATTGCGCGACGGTCGGGGAAACCCGACGGAGCTGATCTGGATCAACCCCGACGCGGTGATGATCCTTGAGGCTGCCGACGGCAACTGGTTCTACAACGTCAACCGGATCGGCCTTTTCCAGGTCGCTATGCTGCGCTCCCACCCGGTCGCGATCCCCGCCGAGGACATGCTCCATATCCGGGGCATGTCGTTCAACATGCTGGTCGGCGCCTCGACGATCGGGCTCGCCCGCGACGCGATCGGGTTGGCGATGGGCCAGTCGCAGCAGCAAAGCCGATGGGTCGGTAACGGCGCGCGGCCCTCGGTCGTCCTAGAGGCCCCCTCGCTCCTGAGCGACGAGGCGGCCATGCGCCTCAAGAGCAGCTGGGAAGAATTCTCGGCCGGGATCCAGAATGTCGGGCGTACCGCGGTGCTCGAACAGGGCATCACCGCCAAGGCATTGCAGCTGACCTCCGTAGACCTCCAGTTCATCGACCAGTGCAACCTGACGGTGCAGGACATCGCGCGGTTCTTCGGGGTGCCGACCCGGAAGCTGATGCAGCAGGACACCTCGCGCGGCTCGACGATCATCCAGGAAGACCAGAGCTACATCAATGAGACCGTGTCGCCCGACCTTGAAATGTTCGAGCAGAAGATCGCGCAGACCTTTGGTCTCACCGAAGAGGGGCTCGGCATTGACATCGACGAAAGCCCGCTCCTGCGCGCCGACCCGCTGACCCGATACAACATCGGCCGGATCGGCATCCTCTCGGGGATGATCAGCCCCAATGAATGGCGCCGCGGCGAACGCCTGCCGCCGGCGCCTGGCGGGGATGAAATCCGGGCACCGGTCAACCTCGCGGCCTTGGGGTCCGACATGACCGGCGAGGCGGCTGACGCGGCCGGACGACCGGCGGCGGGGCAGATGCCAAAGCCCGGGGTGCCGACCGACGGATCGGACGTCGCCCAGGAGGGGGCGCACGAGCCCGAACTCACGCGGGGAGCGACGATCAACGTAGCGGTCGATGCCCGGCGTGCCGCAACGACAAAACGCCGAGCCGTGCTGTCGCGCAACGAGGACGGCACGGTCGCCTTCGACATAACCGAAACCGAGGAGGAGGCCGCGTGAGATTTGCCCTGTCGGCTCGCGCGGAGCATGCCCTTCTCGGAGCAATCGCGGAGAGCATCCGCGACGGCACATTGCGGCTCTTCAATGGGGAGCCGCCGGGCAGCGCAAACGAGGTGACGACGCAAGAGCCTTTGGCGGCTTTGAGCTTTACGCGCGTCGCGGTCGCTGGCGGCCAGGTGTCGGCCGATATCGAACAGGAGATCGCGGCCGCGAGCGGCCAGGCCTCATGGGCGAGGGTTTCCGACCGCGAGGGCAACCCGATCTTCGATTGCGACGTGGGTGGAGACCGGGAAGGCGCCGTGGTCACGCTCAACACGACGCAGATCAGGAAGGGCGGTCCGGTGACGATCCGCTCTTTCTCGGTGGGGTTGCGCCGTTGAGTTGGGCATGCATTTCAAGATATGGCGGGGTCGGCGACAACCTGATCGCGTCATCCGTGCTGGCCCCGCTTCGCACGAAATACGGGCGCGTCGAGGTCATCACCCAGTGGCCGCAGCATGTTGTCTTCGAGAACAACCCGCACATCGACAAGCTGTCGGTCCACAAGCCCGGCGATATCCCGGGCGAGACCTTGGAGGCCTGGGCCCGGTGGCATCGGGTCCGGGCGAAGGAATACGACTTCTTTGCCAACCTGTCGCACACCGTCGAGGTGTTGAAGGCGTTTCTTCCGGCACAGACGCAATTCGATTGGCCGGTCGCCTGGCGCCGCGAGTATTGCGCGGGCAGCTACATTGAGGCGGTTGCCAAAGTCTGCGGGGTCGATCCGGCCGATTGCGAACCGAGGTTTTTCCCGACTGAGGAAGAGCACGCAAAGGCCAAGGCCACTTTCGGCGAACAGATCGGCAAGCGCCCGGTCATCGGCTGGGTCCTGTCGGGTTCTCGGGTCGACAAGATTCATCCGGCGGGAACTCTTATTGTCGCGCGTCTGATCGCGGAACTTGGCGCGCAGGTCGTGATGTTCGGAGCGCCGGGGCGGGACTATGACATGGCCGTGCGCATCCAGGAGCACGTCAAGCGGCAGAACGGCACGACCAATGGCCTCCATTCGATGTGCGACAGTTTTCAGCCGGATATGACGTTCGAGAACCAGAAGTTTCCGATTCGCCGCATCCTGACGCAACTTCGATATTGCGACCTGGTGATCAGCCCGGATACCGGACCCGCCTGGGCCGTGGCGATGGAGGACGTGCCGAAGATCATCCTGGTGAGCCACGCCAGCGCCGAAAACATCACCGGCGGCTGGCGGAACACCGTGACACTGCATGCCGACCGGCATCGGGTCCCGTGCTGGCCCTGCCATCAGCTCCATGACACGCTCGATACCTGCACCCCGGACGAGACCAAGCAGGCCGCGGCGTGCATCTCGTCGATCTCGGTCGCGTCGATTATCGAAGAAGCGGCTAAAATACTAGCGCGGGCGGATGTCCATGCGTCTCATCATCAACGACTCGCTGCCGATCAAAGGGGCGCGACCAATGGAAGTCAGGGAACTCAAAGACGCACTCGCGGCGTTCAACCCGTCGGGAATGGTATCGGTGGCGATTCCCTCTCTGGGGCAGCCACATGAGGTGCGGTCGATCCACCTCGTCGGACACCTCGACCACCCCGGCGAGGTCAAGAACGACCCGGATCATCCCGGAGCTCTCGACATCGTCTGCGATTCCTGGGATGCGCCGACACTGGGCAGGCCGGCACCGAAAATCGCCGCGCTACTGAAGATGATCGAGCCCTATCCGGACGGAATGCACGTTCGCGTCGCGGCCCCGGTGGTTCACGACAGCATGTCGCACCGGATGCTCGATATCGTGATGATCGGCCACGCGGTCGGCACCGCGTCCGGGGTCCAGCTGGTCTGCGAAAACTGGGACAATCCCCACCAGGTCATCAAGGAAATTCCCGAGATGGCGGCTAAGCGGCTGGCTGAGGCTGCCACGGCGCAAGAGGGAGCGTAGGCCATGGCAAATATGGGCACTTACGCCGAGAACTTCCTTCTTGCCTATTTGCTCCTCGGCGCGACGGCAACGCGCCCGGCCGCCTGGGGCATCGGGCTCTCGCTTGGTTCGCCGACATCCGTTTCCGGCAGCGAGATCGCGTCGGGCACGGGCATCGTGCGATCGAGCGGGCAATTCGTGTCGGTCAACGCCAATACCTTCAGCAACAGCGTCGCCAATACCTATGGCCCGGTCAATGCCGCCGGTAGCTATAGCGGGATTGTGATCATGGATTCGCTGCCCGCCAGCTACACGGCAGATCAAGGTCATTTGTTGATGGGCGGATTACTCGCTACAGCACGAACGGTCGGATCCGGAGATTCACTTGTGCTCGCTGTGGGTGGTCTCACCGTCTCGTTGTCGTAAGCGATGTCCGTCAAGGTCGCCAACTGCCGCCATGGGTCACAAGTCTATCTCGATTCGGATATCTATTTCGGTCCGCTGATCGAGCGGTGCGGCGAGTACAACGAGGGAGAAGTCGATCTTTTCCGCCATCTGATCGGCGAGGGCAGCGTGGTGATCGATGCGGGCGCGAATATCGGCTGCCATACGGTACCGCTCGGGAAGATCGTCGGGCCAACGGGCATGGTGTTGGCCTTCGAGCCGCAGCGGCCGATTTATTACGCGCTTTGCGGAACACTGGCGCTCAACGAGCTTTGGCACGTCACCGCCTATCCCGTGGCCCTCGGCTCTGAGCGGGGAACAACGAAAGTGGCCGCCATCAACTATTCGAAGCCGGCCAATTATGGCGGGGCTTCGATCGGCAACGAACTGCACGGGCATGATGTCCCCGTCGTCCGGCTGGATGATTTCGAGCTGCCGTCGCTCCGATTTATCAAAGCCGACGTCGAGGGTCACGAAACGGAATTGCTAATGGGCGCTCGAGAGACGATCCGCCGGCATCGGCCGATCCTCTACGTAGAGAACGATCGGATCGAGAACTCCGACCGGCTGATAGACACGATGCTCGGTCTTGAATACCGACTTTATCTGCACGCGCCGCCGCTGTTCAGTCCGAACAACTTCAGGGGATGCGACAAGAACCTGTTCCCCAATGTCGTGTCGGTTATGCTTCTGGGTATTCCAGCCGAAGCATCAACTTCTTTCTCGATCCACGGCATGCGGCCGATCGCCCGGCCGGAAGACATGGTGAAATTCGGCCATCTCGTGATTTAGGCCGATGTCCGCGGGTTCCTTCGCCCAGAACCTCCTCCTCCAATATGGGCTCATCGGCGCTACGGCGACGAGGGTGACAGCCTGGAGCGTCGGGCTCTCCCTGGGATCGCCCCAGGAAGGGACACTGAGCGAGATCGCGGCCGGTTCCGGGTATGTGAGGCAGCCGATCGGGTTTGCTTCGAGCGTCGCCAACACGTTCACGAATTCGGCCGCGGTCAGTTTTGCGGCGTTCAGCTCCAATGCGACCGTCTCCGGGATCTTCGTCGTAAACAACGCCGGGAGCCTTTTGCTTTACGGCACGCTGTCCCCGGCGACGGCAATAGCGCGCGGCAGCATCGGGGTCATCGCTTCGGGGGCACTCAAGGTGGCATTGAACTGAGATGGCAGCAGCAAATTTCGTCGCGACGCTGACGGTCGTCGGGGGCGAGACCTCGAAAACGACTACTGTCGAAGCAGCGCGCGCTGTCCTGGCGCCCGCTGGCGCGATGGCGGCGCCACTGCTGCTCATCGATGTTCAGAGCCGGGCACAATTTGCCGGCGCGGGGGCCATGACCTCCACGCCTTTAGCCATCGAGATGATCGTCGATGCTCTACAAACGAACAAGATCGACAACAACTCGATGCAGGGTGCGGTCGCCGGGTCTCCGGGGACAATGCCGACGCATTGGTCGGTTAATAATAGTCCAGGACTGACGCAGACAATATCGTTGAGCACGGTCAACGGTGTCGACGTAATTTCGCTCCGATTCAACGGGACGCCTACTTCTACCGGGGCGGTCCAACCGATCTTCATGTTGCCGGCGGGCGCTCTTGCGAGTTTTGGGCAAGACTGGGATCTTTCAGCCTATCTAGCTATAATTGCGGGTAGCACGACAAACGTTACTTCTGTTAGGCTGAGTTACAACGAACAACCTCTTGGCGGCGGGTTTCTGGCCTTCCACAATGGACCCGATCTAACCTCAATTTTGACCTCGACGCTGACGCGATATTCCTATAGTGCGACTAATACCCAGGGCGCTACTGGAAGTGTCCGTCCAGTTTTTACTTTCAGTGTGACGATCGGCCAGCCGGTAGACATCACGTTTTCTATCGGGTGGCCGCAATTAGAGCTTGGCACGGCCGCGACTGCCGCCATCCGCACCACGGGTGCCGCCTCGGATGGTATGGCGCCTATGTTCCTGATGACGGCCGGCGTTCTACCGGAACAGTTCTTAGGCACCACCCTTGCTGGTGGCGGGGCCATCACAGCGGACGTCATCCCCGAGCAGTTCATTTCGGTCAGTCTCGCGGGTGCGGGATCAATAGCGGCCGGCCTGCGGGCGACCGAGCCGGTCCTCGGCGCCTTTGCGGGCGCGGGGGCCATCACAGCGGACGTCATCCCCGAGCAGTTCATTTCGGTCAGTCTCGCGGGTGCGGGATCGATAGCGGCCGGCCTGCGGGCGGCCGACGCAGTCACGGTCACCTTCGCCGCGGCCGGGTCTCTCGGCGGCGGAACGTTGACGAGAGAACAGGTCCTCGGCGCCTTTGTCGGCGCGGGTGCCATTACCGCCCCGGATATTCTGCCGCAGCAGTTTGTCACCAACGTCCTGGCTGGTGTGGGGTCGATGGCCGCCGCGCCCGAATCCGTGGATGTCGTCGTAAGCGCGTTGAACAGCGCGGGCTCGATCGCCGCCGCGGCAGGATCCGTGGGCGCCGCCATAAGCCTTTTGAGCGGTGCAGGCGCACTTGCCGCCGATTTCCTGCCGCAGCAATTCGCAAGCGCGGTCCTTGCTGGTTCGGGGTTGCTCTCGGCGAACTTAGCAGAGAAGGAACTCACGGCCGCGGCGTTCGTAGGTTTGGCGGCCTTGAGCGCCGATTTTGCCGAAAAGGATCTGGTAGCAGCGGCACTTGTGGGATCCGCGACGCTCGGCACCGATTTTGCGGCGGCTGGAACGGGGCGGGCCGTCGCAGCCGCAATGGCCGGCGCGGGTGCTCTTCGGGCGGATTTAGGCGTCATTTCGGCCGCGGCAGCCGGGGAACCCTCGATCCTCGGCGGTCATTCAGCCCGCAGGCGGCGCCGCGCCGTACGGGGCAACCTGGCCCTCTACCTGATGGCGTTCGGCGCGGAAGCCTCGGGCGAGGTCGAGGAGCCGAGAGAGGGCCGCGCGGCGGCTCTCTTCGGGTTCGCGGCTCGGGCGCGCGGAGCAGTCGGCGCAGCTGGGGCGCTCGAATGCCCGCTGCCGGAATTCAGTGTCGCGGTGCGCGGGGAAATCGCGCCCTGCGGCGAGATGCGAAGTTTCCTGGGTGTCGAAGCCCGGGCGGTCGGCAGGTTCGACCATTTCAGCGACGACGAAATTTCCGCGCTCTGGCCATGGCTGCTGCTGGCCGCTTAGGGGGACGCATGATCCGCACGATCTTCCCGGCGCAGGTTACCAGCCTCGGCGACGACGAGGTAGAGGTCGTCCTTTCGACCGGCCTCAAGGCGCGCGACGGTCACGTCCTCGTGCCCGAGGGCTGCGACCTCTCCGGCTACCGAAGCAACCCGATCGTCCTCTGGCAGCACTCGCCCGAAACCCCGGTCGGTCGCGCCTCGGAGATCCAGGTCAGCAACGACAAAATCATCGCGCGCATCACCTTTGCGCCCCTGGGGGTGTCGCCCAAGGCCGACGAGGTGCGCGGATTGGTCAAGGCGAACGTGATCTCGGCCGTCTCGGTGGGTTTCGACCCGGTCGACGGCGAACCGCTCGACCCGAAGCGCCCCAGAGGCGGGCAGCGCTTCACCCGCTGGGAATTGCTGGAATGCAGTTTCGTCAGCGTCCCAGCCGACCCTGGCGCGATCGTCACGGCACGTGCGAACGGAGAAATCGACATGGCGGACTGGAAAGTCGGCGCGGCGCGCAACCTCCCGGTCGAGGACAGCGACGCCTGGGACGGCCCGGCGGCCGAGAAGTCGATCTTCGACCATGCCGGCGGCGACGAGTTCGACCCGGTGAAGGCTCGTGCGGGGTTCCTCGTCTACGACGCCGACGCGCCAAAGCTGCGCGGCTCCTACAAGCTGCCGATCGCGCACGTGGTTGACGGCGAACTGAAGGTGCCGAAGGGCGCCCTGCGCGCCGCGGCCTCGCGCCTCCCGCAGGCCGACATCGGCGACGCGAAGGACGAGGCGGAGAAGGTCCTCAAGGCCTACGAGAAAAAGGCCGGGATCGGTGATGATGCCGAGCGTGCCGTAAAACCGCGCCGGGCGCGCCGCGCGCCGCCGCCGGTGATCAGGCTGCGCGGCATGTCGGATCTTGGCCGGTTCGCCTATCTGCTCGATTGCCTCGCCGACCTCAAATGCTCAGCCGAGATCGAGGCGGCGCTTGAAGGCGACGAATCGCAGGTTCCGGCAATGATCGCCGCCGCGCTGCAGAGCGCCGGCACTGCGATGCTGGCGATGGCCGCCGAGGAGATCGCCGAGCTGATCGGCGGCGAAGAGGCCGACGACGACAGCGGCGAAGGCCTGGGCGACGACGACATGATGATGATCGTGGCCTCGACGACCCCGGCGCAGAAGCGGTTCCGCGTCGGGGCCGCTCGTGCAAGGGCGCTCCTCACCCGCAAGGGCAAGACCCTCTCGGCGGAGACCGCACGCTGCCTGCGCTCGGCCCTCGACATGCACGACACGGCCATGGACCAGCATCGCTCGGCGATGCGGGCGCACCGCGCGGGGGCGCAATATATCCGCGACCTCATCGATCCCGAAGACGACACGGGAGACGAGAACGGCCAGGGCGCCGAAGGCGACAATTCGACAATCCAGAAGCCCAATGGCGTCGCCGAGGACGAAGGTTCGCGCAGCCTCGATTACCGCAAGCGCCAACTCGATGCGCTCCTCCTGGCAGGGGCGTAGTTTCAATGGCGAGCCCAGCAGCCGCGCAACTCCGCCTGGCCTTGGCGGATACCTGGGCCTTCTACTTCAAGTCGCATAGCTTCCACTGGAACGTCCAAGGGCTGCTGTTCCGCCAGTTGCATGAGTTTTTCGGCGACCTCTATTCAGATGCCAACGGCGCGGTCGATGACCTCGCCGAGCATCTTCGGGCCATCGGCGAATTGGCGCCGTCATCGCTGGTCGAGATCGATCAGCTTTCGCGCATCACGTTTGCGCCCTCGCCACCCGACGCGATGCGGATGGTCGCAACGCTCAGCGCGGACAATGAGCTTGTCCTCGGCAGTCTTGGTGCCGCGCAGGCTGCCGCAGCAGCTTCCGGCGAGGATGGCCTCGCGAATTTCCTGCAAGACCGGCTCGACCGGCACAAGAAATGGGGCTGGATGCTCCGAGCCACGCTCGGAACCGTCGAGGGTGAAGTTCTACGCGAAGCCGATTATAGACGGCGCGAGGTGGAGGCCTTAGCGCTCGCAGCGCCCATCTGAAAATCCCCACGGGGATCGCCCAAATAAGTCGCCGCTTGGGCAACGGCTTCCCGCAGCGTCGTGAGACGCCGCCTTCCTGATCATTGGAGCCTACTTGATGGAAAAGGTCAGCGACCTGATCAAGCGGCGCGCGACCGCTTACGATGCTTTCGCGGCAATCGCCAACCTCGAAACCCTGGATGACCAGCAGAGGCGGGATTATCCGACGCTGAAGGACGCCGTCACCGACCTCGACGCGCAAATCGTCCGGGCACGGGAGGCGCAGGAGTTGTCGGCCTCCACCGCTCGCCCGGTGGCCGGGCAGGAAAACGCCTACCGCGCGCCAGCCTCGCCGGAGAAAGACCCCTACATCAGCGACGAGGCCGCCAAGGCGCGCGGCATCGGCACGAGCAAGGGTCTCGTCGTCGGCGGCATGATGAGGATGATCGGCCGGGCCGCGAGCGAGTTCACCTCGCCCTCGAAGATCGCGGAAGCGGTCTATGGTGCCAATCACCCGATCACCCGCGCGCTGATCACCGGCACAGGCCCGGCAGGCGGCTTTATCGTGCCGCCCGATTACATCGCGGAGATCATCGAGCTTCTGCGACCGCTGGCGCAGGTCCGCGCCGCCGGCCCCCGCACGATCCCGATGCCCAGGGGGACGATGAGGCTCCCCGGCCAGGCGAGCGCGGCGACGGCGTCCTACGGGGCGGAAAACACCGCTATCGCGCAGTCGCAGCAGACGCTCCGCACGATCGTCGCGACCTACAAGAAGCTGACCGCCTTGGTGCCCGTGTCCAATGACATGATGCGGTACGCCGACCCGGCGGTTGACGCCTTCGTGCGCGACGACCTGGTGAAGGTCATCGCGCTTCGCGAGGATCTGGCATTCCTCCTCGGCGACGGTACGCAGGACACCCCGCGGGGTTATCTCAGCTTTGCCAACGGCTGGGTCGGGGCGAACGCTGGAACGATCGGTGTTTGGTCGACGACCGCCAACTCGGTCTTCGCGGTCAACGGCACCGATCCGGCGAACACGACCGGCGGCAACTTCATTACCGCAAACCAGACCTATACGCTGGCCACCGTCGCGGCCGAACTAGGCGGGGCCGTCAACCGGCTGGATACGGCAAACGTGCCGGACACGAAGCGCGTCTGGTTCATGCACCCGCGCAGCTTCAACTACCTGAACAACGTCCAGAACAGCCTCGGCGTCTACGTCTACCGCGACGAATTGACCGACGGGACGCTGCTCGGCTACCCGTTCCGGAAGACCACGCAGATCGGCAACGGCTACTGGAACGCCAACGGCAGCAACAAGGACCTCTCGTTCATCTTCCTCGCGGAGATGGACGAATCGATGATCCTCGATTCGATGCAGCTCGAACTCGCGGTCAGCCGCGAGGGCACCTACATCGATTCGACCGGTGCCACGATCTCGGCCTTCCAGAGCGACCAGACGATCATCCGGGCAATCGCCGAGCACGACTTCCAGATGCGCCACGACCAGGCGGTCGCGGTCATCCAGGCCGTCAGGTACGCCCCGGCGATCTCGTAGGACGCCGCGCCCCTCCCGGGGCCGGCGCCGTCCGGCCCATCGTTTCCTTATTTTTCGGAGAACTCCGATGGACATGGTCATTCAGAAAGACATCGGCTCGGTCGTCGAAAACCGGGTCGCCTCAACCCCTCTGGTGTGGACCGCCGCAGGAACCGGCGACAACACGACCCTTACCGGCATCTCGATCGACCGGGAGGCCGTGCTTTCAGGGGGAGCGGGTTCGCCCGCGCTCTCGGCGAAGTTCACCGCGCTCTTCGGCACGACGCTGGCGAGCGGCGCGACGCTGAACATCGCCTGGACGATCCTCGATTCGGCCGACAACAGCACCTTCGCCACCTACGCGAGCGCCGCCGGGGTCACTGTCGCGACCGGAGTTTCGGGGGGCGGTGTCGTCAACTCGCACAGCTCGATCAACGTCAACCTCTCGTCGGCAAAGCGGTACATCCGGGCCGATATCGTGCCGAACCTCTCGGCCAGCGGTACCGACACGGCGGTAGCTATCATCGTCGCGACCCTGGCCGGGTTCGACCGGCTGCCCGCCCCGACCTGATCGGAGGACCCCTGCGCCCGTGTTCATCCTGCCTACCATGAACCGCCCGGAGCGGCTCCAACAGGTGCTCGACGCCTGCGTCGAGACCGGTATGACCTCGCCCGGGCTGGTTCTGATCAACGGCGCGGACCAGCGCGAGAAATACGCCGGCGTGCGGTATCCCTCGAACTGGTCCTCCCGGGTGTTGCCCAAAAATCTCGGCTTCAACGGGGCTTGCCAGGAATTCTTCGAAGATGTCCAGGCATCCCCGCGACCTCCCCTCTCTTCCTGGCTTGGGTGCATGGCCGACGACGCTATCCCCTCGACGCCGGGATGGGACCGACGGCTCCTCGCCGAACTGGAGGGCCGCATCAAGATCGTCTCGGCAAACGACTGCTGGCAGAGCGATGCCGATCCGCTGCGATCCCGTCTTTCTCCGACCAGCGTCTTCGATCTCGGGCTCCTCGAGGCGATGGGGTTCTGGTTTCTCCCCGGGCTCTGGTCCTTCTACGCCGATAATATCATCGAGGACATCGGCCGGCGCTTCGGGTGCTGGAAGATCCTGATGGATGTCAAGGCCGAGCACAGCCACGTCCTCAACGGCAAGGCGCCCAATGACGCGACCTATGCCGCCAGCTATGCCTCGAAGAGTTCGATCGAGGCCGACGGCAGGCGGCTTCAGGAATGGGCGAAGGAGGACCGCCCGCACGTCTTCGCGCGGATCGCCGAATACTTGTGCCAGTTCACCCCGGAAGCCCCGGAGGATGCCGACGCAGCCGAGGGATTGCGGCGGCTGGAGCGCGCCCGCTCGCGCTCGGTGATGATCTGCACGCCGGTTCACCGCGACACGGCTTGGCAGTACACACGATCTCTCGTTGACACGAAGACGACGCTCGATCGCCTCGGCGTGCGCAACCGGACGCTCTTTCTCGCCGGCTGCTCGAACCTCCCCAAGGCGAGAAACGAACTGGCGGCATGGTTTCTCGCGTCGGACTTCACCGACCTTCTTTATGTCGACGCCGACATGAGTTGGGAGCCTAACGGCGTCGCCCGGCTCCTCGCGTCCGACAAGGAGGTGATCGGCGCCGTCGGCCGGCGTAAGACCGAGGAGACGCAATGGTGCGCGCGACTCCTCCCGTCCTCGAACCACAAGATCAACCAGGACGCCATGGGCGCCGTCGAAGTTCATTCGATCGGCACCGGGTTCCTGAAGGTCGCCCGCGAGGCGCTGGACCAGATCGTTGCGGCCCGGCCCGACCTCAGAATCGACCTCCCCGGCCTCCCCGAAGAGCCGCGCTCTCGGTATCACCGCTTCTTCCGGTTTGGCGAGGACGACGGCGGCGAGGATTACCAGTTTTGCGAGCTCTGGCGTTCGGTCGGCGGGAAGGTCTGGGCCGACCCGGAGATCGAGCTCGGCCACTGCGGCGAGACCGAGTTCAGGGGCAAGTTCGCCGATGCCCTCACACCGGCACCGGCGCTTCAGGAAGCGGCCGATTAACCCCAGAGGCCAAAATCAATGCGGCTCGTGACCTTCACCAAAGACATGGCGCCGCACAAGGCGGGGGAAACCCGCGTCCTCCCGGACGTCGTCGCCGCGCGTCTCGTTGAAGAGGACACCGCCAGAGATTCGGGCCCGTTCCCGGCGAAGGCGAAGACGCATGAAGACGCAGAACCGGTCGAGACGCGGCCGGGGAAGCGGTACATGACCCGAGGGGTTCACGATGTTTGAGCGCCTGCGAGCATTGATCCACGCGCGCGCCACCGAAATGGCGGAGGCCGACGGCGAACCCCTTGGGACGCTCTATCTCGACGCGGCCGTGCACGAGCTTTACGCATTGCTGCCGCAGGCGAAGACGGTTCTGAGAGAAACACACGCCGCATCACCCTCTACCGCCGGCGCCGAACACCAAAGGGCGTTGCGGGGGCTCCTGGCGGAACACCGCGGTCGACAGCCCGCGATCGAGGAGATGCTCGCGGCGCTCGACGGAATCGGCGCCCTGGAGGACCAGGATTTCGCGGCCGGCGAGAAGATCCCGATCAGGCCGGCGCTCTACGATGCGCTGGAAGCGGAAATCGCCGAACTCGGCATGGTGGCCGGTGTGTTCGAGGTCGAGAAGCCGCGGCAGATCACCCTCGACGTAGCGGGTGCGGTCGTGACGGTGCAGGTGGCCCCGACCGCGCCTGGACCATAGCCGCCATTTCCCCTTTCTGCCCCGCATTGGATGACCCCTGCGGGGCTTGCGGGCTGACTGAAATCCCCACACAAAACCCGGAGCAAGAAAACATGGACAAGATCGTTCTGAAGCCGACCGACGTCTACACCGTCCGCATCGGGCTCAAGGCCGCCGATGGTTCGGTCGCGGCAATCCTCGCCGGCGACGTGTTCAGCGTCGATTCCAGCCTCCCGGCGGTGGTTCCCGGCGTCATCGGCACGGACGCCAACGGCGAGCCGACGCTTGCCGTCAACGCCCTGACCCTGCCGAGCGCAGCGACAATGGGGATGGTCCTCACGGTTCGCGACAGCGCCGGCGACGTGGCTCTGGAGATTGGCGTCGACTATCCCGTACCGGCGGCGCCCGGCGACATCACCGCCGACGTAGCGGGCGCGACCATTACCACGCAGGACGCGCCAACGGCTGCCGGCCCCTAAACCGGCTCCGACCTGTAAACGCATTATCCGGGAGTTCTCCCCATGGCGCTAGATCGCACGCAGACCGTCTCGGCGACCGGCGCCATGGGATATCCGGTGCCGGTCGTCCTTTCGGATGTCATCGACGAGGCGGTCGCGGACGCGGCCCTGGCGCCGACCGGGACAACCGCGACGGCCACCGAACTCAACACCCTGCATTCCGTCACTCCCGGCACCACGGCGGCCTCGAAGGCTCTCGTCGTCGACGCGAACAAGGCGCTCGACGCGCTCAATGTGACGACATTCGGCGTCGGGGCAAACCGGCTCGTCAGTTCGGGGGCGGTGCGCGCGGCGCGGCACACGGTATCGGGTGGCGAGGCGGGGGCGCATACGCTCGACATCGTGACGGGCGCCACGACGGTTGTCGCGCAATTCGTGCAGATCCTGCGCTCGGGCGCAGTGGTCACGGCCGACGCGCATGTCAGCGTCTCCGGTGGCACCCTGACCGTCGCCGACGGCTCGACCTATGCCGTTACCACGGGCGACGTCGTCAACTGGATGGCGGTCGGCGCCTAGAGGCATGGCCCTTTCCGTCGTCACGACGATCCAGTCCCAGGCCGGGAACAGGGACCTCACCGATCTCGCAACGGTGAAGGACGAACTCGACATCGCCGCGGACGACGAGTCGAGCGATACCTTCCTGAAGCGGGCCATCAGCGAGGCGTCGGCGATCGCCGCGAGGTTCTGCAACCGCGTCTCGCCCCGGAACACGTTCGCCGTCGAAACGGTGCAGGACATCATCTACCCGGAACGCGACGCCTATCCCTATCAGGTGCCGGGACAGCTCGACACCCTGCAGCTCTCGCACTGGCCGATCGTCGGCATCGATTCCTTGACGGTGGTCGACCCGCCCGGCACGGCGACAGTCCTCGTCGACGGCATCGACTACAAGCTCATGGCCGAGAACGGCCAGCTGGTCCGCCTCAGCAAGACGCTTCTGTACCCGACGACCTGGGACCCGAGCATGACGACGGTCGTCTACGAGGCGGGCTACCAGCCGATCCCGTTCGACGTCGCGCTCGCGGTCCTCAGAATGGTGACCTATCGCTTCTACCTGCGCGGCCGGGACCCGGCCGAGCGCCAGATCAACATTCCCGGCGTCGTCGAGCGTCAATACGGCCCGGCCGCGACGGGAAGCAACATCCCCCCCGACATCGCACAGCTCCTCCTGCCCTACCGCGTCCCGGTTACCGCATGAGCGAGGCGTCGAGGTGCATCGCCGATTTGGATCGTGAGTTGACACGCCTTGGCGACACGGTGCAACTCCAGCGCCTCATAGCGGACCCGGATACCGGCAACCGGACGGTGTCGTTTTCGGCGGATTTTCGGGCCCGGGTCGATGCCCACCATCCGCAAGAGCTGGTTCCGATGAGCGGCGAGGCGCCGAACACCCGGGTCATCCTCTCGCCGACCGGCCTCAGGAAAGCGAACTGGCCAGGCCTTCCGCAAAAGGACGACCGGCTGGTGATCGGCGGCAAGAACAACAACATCGAGATCGTCAGCCCGCTCTCGATCGGCGATGTGATCGTGCGCATCGAACTCGAATGCCGCGGCGATTTCAATCTATAGGTCAGGGGGAGCCGCATGGCGGATAAATTGGTAGTCGTCCCCGAGACCGGCATAACCAAGCGCCTCAAGGACATGGGCGACGGCACCTGGGCCGAGGTCGTGCAGCTCGCGGACAACCCGGCGATCACGATCGGGGACGTAGCCATCTCCCAGACCACTCCGGGGACGACCAACAAGGTCTGGCTGACGGACATCAACGACGGCGAATATGAAACCGTCGCCGCCTCGCAGACCGACCAGATCCTCGGCGCGACCGGCGGTGTCGGCGACTATCTCTCCGGGGTCCTCATCGTGCCTGGAACGACCGCAGCGGGCGCCGTGTCGATCAAGGACGGCAACGGCTCGGCCATCTCGATCTTCGCCGGCGGGGGCACCACCCCTCTTTCTACGCTGATCTCCTTCTTTGTTCCGCTCGGGATCAGATCACGTAATGCGACGACACCAGGCTGGAAGATCACGACTGGCGCCAACGTGACAGCGATCGGGGTGGGGAACTTCACCTGATGCTGCTGCCCGCGCACCGGGGGCTCGTAGCACCGGTCGCGGCGCTAAGCGCCGCGGGTGGCGGTGCTCCCTATGGCGCAAAGGCGGTGCATTTCGATGGTAGTCAGTTTCTAAATATAAACAGTTTGACCGCGACGGACAGCGGGCTTCTCTCGGTATCATTTTGGTTTCGTCGTCATGTTATCGCGGCATCAGCGCAACTTTGGACTGTAGACCCCGCCGGAATTTATCTTTCCACTTGTGGATTTGGGCAGGCTGCCGGCCCATCTTCCCTGTTTACGCAGAATATTGCTAACGCGGCGAACACCGACAATGCTTCGATTGATACGACGGGCGTCGCAATCTCCCTAGACATCTGGCATCACGTGCTTTTGAGTATGGATGTCAGCGGAGCGGGAATTGCAAAACTATATCTCGACCGAGTTGATGCCGGGACTGCGATCTTTAACGGTGCACCGTTTACGATAGCCTTCAATGGTTTGTCATTTATGGTCGGCGCGGATACTTTTGGGGGTGATGAATTTATCGGAGATGTTGCTGATTTATGGATAGCTCCTGGTCAATCATTACTTATCGCGGGTGATATCCCATCTGCGACGCTCGATAAGTTCGTGACCGCTGGCATCAAACCCGTCGATCTTGGTGCGGACGGCTCGACGCCAACGGGAACAGCTCCAGCAATCTTTTTCTCCGACGACGCCTCGGCCTTCGGGCAGCCGAACCTCGGAACGGGCGGTGCTTTCACTCTAACCGGCTCTCTGACCAACGCGAGCACCAGCCCGAGCGACTAAAGCCCCCGGCAGCGTCTACCGCGCCAGGACCATCCGGCCACCTCACGCACCCTCTCCCGCATAAACGCCCTCGGCGGCGCAAACCCAAACACCCAGCAACCCCTTTTCCACAGGGAGCAAAAACCATGGCACGCACCAACATCGTCGCAAATGCCGCCGGCGTCAGTCTCTTGACGTCCTACCCGACGCTGCCGATCGGGAGCGACGCGGCCACACCCTCCTTCACCTCGACAAGCGACGTCGCGATAAGCCGTCAGACCGCTCTGATCGACGGGAAGACGATGGTCCTCGCGTACAACAGCGGCACGATCGCGCACACGATCAGCTTCACCAGCATCGTGGATTCGCTGAACCGCGCCGGCGACATCGAGACCTACTCGGTTAAGCCCGCCTCCGCCGCGGTTCCTATCGCAATCTTCGGTCCCTTCAAGTCCCCTGGCTGGGCACAGACCGGGAATGTGCTCTTTATCGACTATTCCGACAAGGAGCTGCAGGTAGCGGTCCTCACGCTGCCGTAACTGCTGATGGCCTCCGGTCGCGAGACGATCCTCGCCCGTCTCCTCCTCATCGCCCAGGGGACGTCGGGCATCAACGCGGCGGTACGCAATGCCGCCGACGCTGCGGGTCTTACCCGGCCGGCGATTATCATCCACGACGGGTCGGAGACGCGGCTCGACGGGCCCCTGAGCGAGCGTTTTTCGCGTCGGCAGAACCGGGAACTGACGCCGGAAATCTTCATCCTCGCCTACGCCTCGGAGCCGGATGTCGGGACGCTTTTGAACCAGTGCGCCGAGCGCTTTCTCTCGGCGCTGACGCAAGACACGGAACTCCTCGCGGCCATCGGCGCCGACCCGTCGGGAACGACCGCCGACGGCGAAATCCGCTACGAGAGCTGCGTGCTGGAGCCGGCCGTGGCCGAGTCGAGGGAGAGGCGGATGCTGCTGACGATCGTCTTTACCTATCCCTACAAGGTAGCCGGCACCTAAGGGCCGCCCTTCAAAAAGGAGAGAATTTCATGGCCACCTCACCCAGCCCCCTCAATTACCGCATCGGCCGGGGCATTGTGAAATGGAAGGGCGCGCTCGACGTCAGCTACCGGTTTCTCGGCAATGCTCCCAGCCTGACGACGACCCCGGCCGTCACGCGCCTCCCGCACTATAACGCGCAGGAGGGCATCCGCCGTCTCGACCTCAACCCGGTCGTGCAGCTCGGCATGGCGTTGAAGGTGCAGCTTGAAGAAATCACGCCGGAGAACCTGGCGCTGGCCTTCCTCGGCTCCCAGGCCGGCAGCATCGTCAACATCCTGGACGTCGGCAACGTCACCGGAGCGCTGCGCTTTATCGGCACCAACAGCACGGGCGACAAGGAGCAGGCCGATTTCCCGAACGTCACGATTGCGCCAGGCGGTGCGCTCGAATGGATCGGCCAGCAGTATTCAATCCTCGAAGTCGACGGCGAAGTCCTCGCGCTGACGACCGGCACCGGGATCGGCGGGCTGATGGTCGTCGGCAGTTTTGGCCTCATCACCCACGGAATCACCGACGAGGTTGTGTACTGACATGCCGTCTCTTCTCGACATCATGCCGCTATCGAAGAAGGTGCGGCTCGGCGGCGGCCAGGAGGTCGAGTTCTTCGGTCTCAGCGCCCGGGAAATCGGCGCGCTGGTAAAGCGCTTTCCCGAGGCGCAGGTGCTATTGGGTGCCGGCTCCAGCCCGGCCACGATCGTCGACATATTCCCCGAGCTGGCCGCGGCCGCAATTGCGGCATCGGCGCACGCGGAGGGCGTCGAGGAGGAGGAAGCCGCTGCCAGATGGTCCGGGGCCGACCAGTCGCTTGCCCTCGCTGCCATCGCTGAAATGTCGTTGCCGGCCAGCATAGCCGGCCCTTTCGCCGCGGTGTTTCAGGGCGCGACACCGGCCCCGGACAGCCCCGCAGCCCCGGCGACGAGCTCGCCCGAGCGATCCACCGACTGACAGTCCTCGGTTACGCCGAAGACGCCGTATGGAGGAAAACGCCGCGCCAGATAGCGGCGCTTTTGATGATAGAGGCCCGGGAACACGCCCGCGCCCTCCGAGAAACCCTCTCGATAGCGGTCCTGGCGGCAAGCGGCGACGGCGACGCGATCAAGCGCCAGCTGCGGATATTGGAACTGTCGAGCGAGGAGTGAGGGGATGGCGGCACCGATCACCTTGTCCTTCGACTTCAACGAGACCAAGGAGATTGCCCGGTTCACCGACCTTCCGCCAAATCTGCAAAGGGCCCTCCTCGTCCGGCTGCGGCCGATCGAGGAGAAGATGCTGTCGCGGGTGAAGGCGGCCGTACCTGTCCGAACCGGGAAGCTCCTCAACGAGATCCAGGGGTTTCTCGACAGCGGCCCCGACTGGGTGCGCGCCCGGGTCCGGGTGATCATCGACAAGGGTGCCGGCAGCGGGAAAAGGGGCAATTACGACGCCGGGAAAGCCGCGGCCCTCGAATACGGCGCAACCGGCTCGGTTCAAGTGCAGGCTTTCAGGCGCCGGCGCGGAGAGGACGTAAGGTCCTACCAGCGGCGGGTAAACATTACCGCGCGGATGTTCCTGCGCGGCCCCTTTGCGGCCACGAGGCCGGAAGCGACAGAGGCGATCAAGGCGGCGATCGACGATGTGGCCTAATGTCCCGCCTGATATCTTCGGTCTGCATCGTCTAGACAGCTTTCGTCGCTGTAGGGATGCACGCCGCGGTAAGAGAAGTTCAAGCAACCCATCAATGCGCGGTAATCCTGCTCCTGCTTCTTCCTGACTGAAGCTGCCTCCACTTCGAGCGCTTGCTTCTCGGTCAAGCCGCACTCGGGGAGGCGGTAGGTGCCTGAGCCGGCGCAATAGGCGGGTCTGACGCTTTGCTGTTGCACGCGGTTTTGCGCCCGGGGCGCGCCTGGATCGTGGAGCGCGACCGCGACGACGGTTATCAGGAGAATCGCGCCGGCCGGCGCGACCACGGCGAGAGCAGTTTTCAGTCCCTTTTTCATCGGGCCATTCATCTGCCTCGGAGTGTTAAAAATCAATGAAGTTGATGTGCGCAAATGGCTGACCAAAATCTCACAATCGGCATTCGAGCCGATGCGAGTCAGATGCGCGCCGACCTGGCGCTCGCCCAGGCCCAAGTCAGAGCGCTGGGGAGCGAGTTGCGCGCTGCGGCGACCGAAGCAAATCAGACCGGCGACACGACAGCAATACGCGGCCTTGCCGAAGCCTATGAGCAGGCGCGGGTCAAGGTCTCGGGCCTCAGGGACGCCCTCAAGGAAACCGGCTCCGGCGGCGCGGGTGGTCTCGGCGAGGCGCTCGACGGCATCGTTGCCAGTCTCGACAAACTCGGCGGCGGGTTTGGCGCCATCGGCGGATTGCTCGGGGAGTTGACGCATGGCTTCAACGGCGTTGCGGCAGCAGCCGTTGCAGCCGCGGCGGGTTTTTTCGAGCTCGGTAAACGGGCCGCGGAATCGACGATCGAAGCCAGGAATCAGGCCGCCGTCTTTGGCTCATCGGTTGAGAAGTTCGAGGGCCTCAGGTACGCCGCCGGGCAGACCGGCATCTCGGGCGAGGTCGCAGCGACAGCGTTCGAGCGCTTTTCCCGCGGTCTCGGCCAAGCGCGTGAGGCGGCTGATGCGGCAGCGGAAAAACTCGCGGCGGCGAAGCCCCCTGTCGACCATTTCGCCGACAGCTATCGCAACCTGACGACCGCCGTTGAGCAGGCGCAACTCGCCCTCGACAAGTCGGGCACCTCGATACTGCAGGCAAATGTCGGTGTCCAGAACGCCGCGCAAAAGCTGAAAGACCTGCAAGACGCCTATCGCAATTCCAACAACAGTCAGGAGACCGACGCCCGGCTCAAACTGCAGATCCGTGATGCCGAACAGGCGCTGACGATCGCACAACAGCGCGCCAAGGAAGCGGTCGACGCGCAAAAGATCGCGGTCGAAAAGCTGGCCGAGGCCGAGCGCGTGCGCGCGGAAGCGGCAAAAAAACACAACCAAGAACTTCAAGATCAGATGACGAAGCAGAACGCCTCCGGCACAGCGGAGGGGGCACAGATTGGCCTCGGTGCCCGGACGCCGACATTCACCGGGTCGCCGGGATCGGACACCGACCAGGCGCTGCGAGAGTTCGCCGACCACATCAAGGCCATCCAGGACCCGGCCAAGCAGACCGCCGAGGTCATGCGGATGATGGGGCGGGGAGCGCTGGCGATGGTACCGCTGCTGAAGCAGGGCGGCGAAGCGCTACGGGAGTTCCAGGAGGAGTTGAAGGCGCTCAACATCCTGCCGACCGACGAAGAAGAAAAGATGGCGCTCGGGTTTATGAAGGCGTTCGAGAAGCTGAAGACCGTAGTCGGAGGCTTGTCCGATGCCGTCGGCAACATTTTCGGGCAGATGTTTACCGGGGGTATGAAGGAATTCGCGCAGACCTTGGCGGATAATCAAAAGGAAATCCGGGAATTTGCGCAAACCGTTGTCGATGTCGTCGGCCCGGCATTGAGGGGCGCCGGGAACGCTTTCGCGCTTTTGGCCGAGAGCCTGCACCAGATATTCGGTCTGATCAGCGACGTCGCCAAATACTTTGGCAAGGAATGGCCCGTTGCGTCGGTCGCGGCCGTAACGGCGGTGGGCGCGGTTGTGCTGGCAATCGGTAAACTTGTCTCCTCCCTCGGGCTGATAACAGGCACCCTGGGCACCCTCAAAACCGCTTTCCTCTGGGTCGACGCCGCCGCGGCACCTTGGATCCTGCTCGGCGCGGGGATTGCGGCCGTGGGGGCCGCTCTCCTATTGGCCTTCGGCCCGGTAAAGGAAATCTCCCAGTTCATCCATGAGAACTTCGGCGACACGCTTGGCAATGCCTTCGATGCGTTCTCCAAGAGCTTTGACGACGCGATCCTCCACATCGGCGAGTGGATGCATGACAAATTCGACGCGCTGAAGCAGTACCTGCTCGACCTCTTCGAAAGCGCCGTCCAGAAGATCACCGATTTCTTCCAGCCGCTGATTGATGTGATTGCGGGCATCACAAAAGGAATCAATGACATTATCTCCAAGGGCGCTGCCGTAAAGGACGCGGTGACAGGCGGCAGCGCAGGCGCGGCGGCGGGCGGGTCCTCCGACAATTTCTCCGGCACCTTTGCCACTGGCGGCATCGTCAATGGGCCGAGCGGCAGGGACCGGGTCCCCATTTGGGCGACCGCCGGCGAAGCCGTCACCAGGGTCGCGGCCGTGCGGCACTACGGGGCCGACCTCTTCCACAGGCTCAACAACATGCAAATCCCGCGCTTCGAGATGGGCGGGTTTGTCGATGCGATGAACCCCGCGCCGCAGCACTTTGCGATGGGCGGGATAGTGGCGGCGGGCGGTGGCGGATCGTCAAGGAGCGGCTTTACGATCGTCCTCGACGGTCAATCCTTCGATGCGCACAGCGACAGCCGGACGGCCGACAGCCTGGAACGCACGGCACGGCGCCGGCAGATGACGTCGGGCGGTCGCAAGCCGAGTTCTTATACCTGATGGCCGATTTCGACACGCTGCTCGTCCTCACGGGGATGGGCATTCCTCCCTACTCCGCTCGCGGATTGAAGCAGCAGCTGATCCCGATTGCCGCCTCGGCGAACATGCGCCGCACCGTCAACGGCGCCTTGATCAACCTCAGCCCCTCCCAGTTCCAGAAATTCCGCACGGTCATCACCGGCAACGACCAGAGCCCGCCCGCCAATGACGGTGTCTGGCCCGGCCGGCTGGTGACGATCGATTGCATCGAGGAGTTGGCCTACCTGACGGGCGGAACACCGGAAAGGCCCGTCGTCGATGGCAGTTCGCGGGTTGTCGGACCCTGGACGTTCTACCGGCCGCGCCTCTCGATGATGATGACCACACCCCTCGACGCCACGATCGCGGAATGGGAAGCGGGCGTGGCATGGACCATGGAGTTCGAGGAGGTCTGATGCCCGAGCCTGATCGCGACGACCGCGGCAGGTTTATCCGCAACCGGATGGGAGGGGTGCATTTCGTCCGGCGAGCACTGCGCGAGAGGGCAGCGGCCGCTATGCCGCCGCGGCAGAGGCGGAGCCAGGCCGGCCCCTATTTCCTCGTCGTGCTTTTGACCTTCTTCGTCATCTCGGCTGTCGCCGGCGGCTGGTGGTTCGGAGGCCGGTAGATGCCGGGTCCGTACTATTTCGCCTGGTGTGACGAGGGAACCACATTCGGCGTCGGGGTGCAGGTCGAGGACGAGGCGATATTCGAGCTTGAGGTCGCCCAGATCGAGGGCGATTTCGCGATGCTTACGATCGAGGTGGCCAACCCGCGCATCGGGCTTCTGGGGCCTGGCCGACATCAGTGGTGCTGGGCCAGCTGGTTCGATGGTGTCTCGGTCGTTGCCCTCTTCCACGGGCGCCTTGTCGGGGTGCCGGAACGCCTGACGGACGAAGTCGTGCGGCTCCTCTTTATCGCGCGGCCGTCCGATTACCCGGCGCGCAAGGAAGCCCTCGCGGTGACGCTTCGGGTGCTGCCATGGTCGGACCCCGTCTTCCTGGTCCAGGGGGTTGGCGACCCCGACACCGTGATCGAGGCCAGATCGGCGCTTTACCATATCGACCGCACGACGCTGGAAGTAACGGTCAGCGACGTCCTCGACGGAGAGGACGGCCTCATCGACGTATCCGAGGCCGAGCATTTCTACGACGCGGTCGAGGTCACCTTTGGCGCGACACCGCTGCGCCAGATCGTCGGAACCGCAACCCTCACCTTCACCCAGGCGGCCACGGGAGAAGTCGATCTGACGGCCCCGCTTGTCGCGGCGTTCCAGGCGGCCGGCTCGCCCTACCCCTGGCCCCTGGTGTCGAGCTATACAGGCGACGGTTTGTTGAGCAGTTGGCCAACGCCCAATACGTCGCTCTCGGGCGGCTGGTCGATTGCGCCCGATTCGACTGCCACCCTCGCGACCGCGATGCAGGCCGAGTCCTTTGCGGTGCGCTATATCGACAAGTCCGACAACACCGATGTCCTTGGCTTCGATCGTCCGGCTCAAGAGATCGGCGGCACCAGCGGACTCAACCTGGGGTTCCAGGGGTCGCCCCACGATTTCTTCATCAACTGGAAGAATTTCGACGTTGTCTTCACCTGCTCGCCGATCATCGCTGATTTCAAACTCAGCTATGCCGCGTCGAGGAAGCGCAGCGAGGTCGTCAGCTTCACCGTCTCGGCCGACGTCCAGTCGATCCTCACCGACCCGGCCGGCGCTGAAATCGAGACGCTGACGCTCAATTCGACCCTTGTCGACCAGCCGGTCGACGAGGGCGGCGCAATACCGATCGGCGATCCGAGGCGCAACGCCTATATCCCGACCGATCGCGGTCAGCTCAGCTTGCAGTTCCTCCTCCTCTTGGCGCGGGCGAAGCTGCGGATGCGGGCGCGGGCGGTCAAGATCAAGTTTGAGGGCACCTGGGCCAAGTTCGCCGAGACGCTGAGCTGCAGGAAGAACCTCCTCCTCCACGATCGCCGGCTTCCGGGCGGAGAGGCTTTGGGGAAGATCATCGGTTATCGCCTCGTCGCGAGCGGCACCGGCAACAATTTCTGCGAGGCGACGATCGGGTGCAGCATCGGCCATGGGGTCGTCCTCCCCGCGGCGGACGCGGGGACGGATGTCTACGCCACCGGGTATGCCACGGGTTATACCGCGCGCACCGGGGCCAAGGTCGCGGTCCTCGCCGGGGAACTCCATTACGACGACCTGGCGGGGAGCTATGTCGTCGACGACGACGCGGTCGACCTCTTCAACATGACGCCGGAGACGGTGATCAACTCGCTGACCGTGGTTGACGGCCCCGCGGACCAGAGGGGCGAAATCCTGACGGCCGTCGAGCATCCCGGCCAGCAGGCGCCGGTCAGGGTCACCACTCAATGCACGGTGACCGACGGCGTCCACATCACCGAGATGACCAATGTCGCGGGGCTCGTCACCGGCATCCAATATGTCGCACTCGGACCCGGCATCGGCAGCCAGGGCAGCAGCGAACCAGTGCTGGGCTTCCTGCCGCCGGCGACCTTTTTTACCTTCGACGGAGCGCATGGCGGAACGCTCAGCCGCGCGATGCAGAACACCGTGACAGCACAATCGAACAAAGGCCGTTTCCTGACGATCACCAACAGCGACCCCGCCGTCTCGATCGGGCTCGTCCCAGACCCGATCGGAACGCTGGGCAAGCATGCGACCGTCGTCAACCTCGACCTCGTGCCGGTGACCGGAGGCGACTTCCAGACGCTCTACACGGTCGCGGTCGACGAGCTCGTCCTGCCGAAGACGATCGATTTGGAGGCCATCGCCGCCTGATGTCCGCGCTTGAAACAATCGTCCGCCCATTTGCGCCGCCACAGCCCTTCAACACGCAGCGCCTCGTTGCGACCTCGGTCAAGCAGCCGACGCAGACCGCGCACGTCAGCTGGGGGGTTGCCGGCACCTTGCCGAGCGCGATCGAATCCTCGCCCCTCGGACCGGCGGCGGGGATAGGATTCAACACAAAGAAATCCCCGCAGGACCTCACCGAAACCAGCCGCCAGACCGAGAAGGTCAAGGTCCAGCAGGACGGCAATCCCGACAATTTCGTGGTGATCGAGCGGATCAAGAAGATCACCTTCGGGCAGACGCCGAACACACCCCCGGCCCCGACGTTTTTGACAAAGCCCGACGGCGGCGTCACGCAAACGGTGGCGGCTGCTCCCCCGGTGTCGCAGGGCGCGGGCGGCGGGGACATCCCGGTCGTAAAGCAGGGCGGTACGGTATGGGCCAACCAGGCCGCCCTGCCGGGCGGCGGGACCGTCCCGGGCTACTTCCAGGTCGGCGACCGCATCTTCACGATGGTCAACCCACCTCCCGGGCCCAATGAAACCTTGGTGCCGTGAGCGACCCTGTCGACTCGGACGGATTGCCGATCGAGGGCCCACTCGCGCATCCCGTGCGGCTCGACCCCTTCCAGCGGATTGTCGCGGTTCACTTCGGCGGGAAATCGCCCATCGCTGTTGTCGAGATGGTGGGAATATCCGGCGCCGGCGAAACCGTGTCAGGCGGGTTCATCACAGCGGGCCCGATTCCGTTCAGCCCCTTCGACGGTCCAAATCTGCGGTGTGCTCTCGTTGATTTTGCTCCGGCGCCTGCCCCGCCCTTCGACGGTGCGCAAGATGGCGGGCCCGATACCGTTGACCTGCCGTTGCCTCCGCCGAAAGCAGCGGTACCGCCGGCGCTTGTGGGGAAACCCTTTTATTCAGACGTCGCGATATGGACCTTCCCTGGCGCAGTGCTGGCGCCGCGGGTTTTGGCGCGCACCTCATCGCTTAGCGGCGGCTTCTCGGTGACTTACAATCCGCTGACGGATCTGGGCATTCCTCCCGACCCCACTCAACCGGATGGCTTTAACGCCGAGGCGATCCTGGCCGCCGGGATCGCTAAATTTCAAGCAACATATCACGTCTACCCAAATGCTCAGCCGTGGGGCCTTCCAATGCCCCCCAACAATCCCTGGCAATTCCAGGCCGGCGGGGTTCTTTCCCTATCGTCCTCACCGCAAACCGACGCAGTGAATACCTACCGCGCCGTGGTGAGGCAGACCGCACTATTGAATTTTGCGCATATCTCAAATCGCGCCGCTATCAGGTTCTTTCCACTGCCCGGCTGGCTTCCAATCGCATGCAGCGTATCGGTCAGAGCCTATTCCCGCGCGGTGCTCTTCTTCTCGCTGGGGTCAGACGGGAAATTGTCGGTCTTCACCGATGCGGAAAAGAAAAACGCGGGACCAGTGGATTGGGCGGTTTCGATGGTCAAGAACCTCAACGACACTTCTCTGCTTGAAGTCAATCGAGAGATTTTCAATGCCGTCAGTGATTACCTCTTCGCCTTCAACAAGGCCGGGCTTGTAGCCTGATGGTAGCAATAACCTATCGCCGGGATCTCGGCACCGATCTCTCGGCCGACCAGGTTGACGACAACTTCCAGTCGGTCGTCGACGCGATCACCGCGTTGCAGAACGACCGGCCGAGCCCCAACGAAATCGTCTCGGTCACCAAGAACGGATTGGCGATCACGTTCAACCTGGCCAACGGCTCGACCCTGGGTCCGGTCGATCTGCCCGCGGTCACCTTTCATTTCTTCGACGCCTGGACGCCGTTCACCCTTTACGTCGAATTGGACACCTTCGTTGTCGACGGGGTTGGCATCTTCACGACGATGGTTCCGCATACGACGGGAGCGACCTTTGACCCGGCGCTTAGTGTGGGTGGGGTGGCGGCCTACCGGAAGCTCATGGGCTTTGCCCCGGACGGCGGCAGCTCGATCATCTACGACCTCGAATTCCAATACCAGGGCCGGCTTTCCGACGCGGTTCTCCCGCCGGTCAATTTCATCGCGCCGCGCAAGATCCTCGTGCCCGCGGCGGGGAACCAGCACTCGGCCTATCTCGTCACCCCGGCATCGACCGCAACACAGGTGCTTCCGATCCTCCATGATGGGTCACAGTTCGGCACCGTCACCTTCGCGATCGGCGCCAACGAGGGGGCCGTGGTCATCAACGCCGACGAGACGATCCTCTTTCGCGAGCGGCTGACGATCGGGGTGCCGGGCGCAAGCGATGCGACAGCGGCGGGTATGACGGTCGCACTGGCGGCGCAGCGGCTCATTGCATGACCGTCATTGTCTTCATCGTCCCGGAGCCGCCGCCGGTTGTCGTCCTCAACGAGTTCCACCCGCGCACGATCGCCTGGCAATACCGGATCCCCGGGAAGCAGCTCACCCAGGATGCCGTTCTCCAGGCGACCCTCGTAATCCGACCGTCGTTCTTTGGGGCGGCGCGGCTTGTGGCGAGCGCCTTCGCGGACGTGAGCCTCCTGCAGACGCGAGTGGTGCGGACGTCGAGTTTTGGGTCGCCCACCCTTGCCGAGGCGCTCCCGGACGAGGTCCTGCGCGCGACGACCGTAGCGAGGACATCGAGCTTTGGCGCCCCCACCCTCGCCGAGCAGGTCCTTGTCCTGCTGCGCGCGACGGCCGTCAGCGGGACGCGCAGCTTCGGCTCTCCAGTGCTCAGCGAGATCATCCCGGCCGGTGACGATTTCGAGGCCATCGCATCGGGCGCGATTGCCGAAGCGCCGCTCTAGCGAGGAAGCATGGCCTTTGTCTTAGCCGAGCGCGTCCGCGAGACCACCGTCACCACCGGCACGGGCACGCTCAACCTCGCGGGCGCCACACCGGCGATGCGCACCTTTGTCGCCGGTATCGGGAACGGCAACACGACCCGGTATTGCCTCGTCTCCGGGGACGGATCGAGCTGGGAAATCGGCACCGGGACGGTCACCGCCGGCACGCCCGACACGCTCGCGCGCAGCCCCTCGATCTCGACCAACGGCAACGCGGCGATCGCCCTGACGGGTACCAGCCGCGTCTTCTGCGTGGTGCCGGCGAGCGCGAGCTTATTGCTCGACGAGGCGTTCGGCTCGACCGAGGGCCAGATCCTGCAGCGCGGCGCTTCCGGATGGCAGGTTCTGGCACCCGGCACCGCGGGGCAGGCACTGATATCCGGGGGCGCAAGCGCGCTCAACAGCTGGGGCGCCGCGGGCGCCATGTCGCTGATCTCGACGCAGACCGCGACGTCCAGTGCAACGCTGGACTGGGCGGGGCTCTCGGGGTTCACGACCTATCGCCTTGTCGGAAGGTATCTTCTTCCGGCGGCGGACCCTCCGAATCTCTGGATACGGTTCGGCACGGGCGGCGGCCCAACCTATGCGACCTCCGGGTATAACTGGGCGGAGTTCGTCACCGGTAGTTCCGGCAGCTCGGGGCGCAACAGCAACGGCACCGGAGAGACTACAGCCGGGCGGGTCGTCTTCAACGTCCACAATGCCGCGCCCGGCGTGGGCGCACTCGACATGCTGATCACCACGGACGGCACCTATGCCTCCTATAGCGGGACAGCTGGAGGTTACCTGCTGACGACCGGACAGCCGGACTCTGCGTATTTCGCCGGTTTTGTGTCGCTCGGTGCCGCCCTGACGGGAGTGCGCCTCATGTTCAACACCGGCAACATCACCTCGGGCAACGCATCGCTTTACAGCGTCGGCTCTTAATCGAGGGAGGCTCCAATTAGCAATCAGGTCTATCCCAAATACATCAAAGCCACCAAGTCAGGGAGTGCCTCGATTGACCTATTGGCTGGCACAGTCAAGTTCGTGCTGCTCGACACGGGAGCCTATACCTATTCGGCGACTCACGAATTTCTCTCGGATATTCCAGGCGGCGCGCAAATCTCGATCACCGGTGCTCTGACCTCTAAATCGGTTGGCGACGACGGGAGCTTCAAGAGCGCCAATCCCACCTTCACTTCGGTCACCAGCGTCAGCGTTGAGGCCATCGCCATGTTCGTCGACACCGGATCGCCATCGAGCTCGCGTCTTGTGTTTTTCCAGGACACCGGGGTCACCGGTCTGCCTGTCACGCCCGCGGGCGCGAGCTACAACCTGATCATGGATTCCGCCGGGTGGTTCATCTAGCCGTCGAACTTTGATACGAGGCCGCTTCGACCGCGCCTTCCCTCTTTTTTGAAAGGGTTCTGCCCTGCCCGAAGAAGCTGCCTCTGCGCGGCCAGTCCTACCGGTGCCCGACCCGACGCTGCTGACGACCGAGCAGCTGAGCCGCGCGATACTGAATTTGCGCGAACTGTTCGATGCGGAATTGCGGGTTATCACGACGCGGCTCGCCGACATGGACCGCGCGGCCGAGTTGATGCACGCCAACCTCATTCAGCTGCCGACCACAAGCGATCGGCAAATCATCCATCTTCGGGAGTTGGTGACCGAGCAGTTTGCCTCGATTTCAAAACAGTTCGTCGAGCGCGACGTGCGTACCGAGCAGGCGGCGATTGCCACCAAAATCGCGGTTGATGCCGCGCTGCAGGCGCAGAAGGAGGCTGCTAACGCGCAAAACGACAGCAACACCAAGGCAGTCGAGAAATCGGAGACCGCCACAACCAAGCAGATTGACGGGATTTCCGCCCTCTTACGCGCTACGGCGGACGCGCTCAACGACAAGATCACCGATTTGAAAGGGAGGCTCGATCGCGGCGAGGGCAGTACGCTCGGGGTCGGCGGCGCCAAGGTGGAGCGGCGCCTTGACGCCTCCCTGCTCGTCGCGATAGCGGCAGTCGGCATTGCGGCGCTGACGATCCTCGGCCCGTTGTTCCATTCGCCGGCGATCTCCCCCCAGGTGATCTACGCCCCAGCGCCGTCCGTCAACGCGACCGCGCCGCCGAGATAGGAACGAGCGGTCGTCCTGGTCACCCGCAGGTAACGCCATGACCGAACCTCACAAGGAACCCTGCCCCGTCTGCGCAGGCAAGGGCACCGTGCCGCATACAAGGCACCGGATGGCGAACGGCGAAGCCGACCCCACCGATTTCAAGACCGTCGACGTATGCGAGAAATGCGGCGGGGGCGGCAAGGTGCCGGTCAACATGAAGGCGATCCAGGAGCGGCTCCCCGGCTTTATCGTCGATTCGCTCTGACAACCCAAAGACGGAGCAAGTTGCATGGCCTCGATGAGCGTCAGCGCGGTCGGCCGCGCCTTGATCGAGCGCAACGAGGGTCTGCGCCTCGATGCCTATCCCGACCCGGCAACCGGAGGAGACCCCTGGACGATCGGCTACGGCGACACTGGGCCCGACGTGGTCCCCGGTCTCACGATCACCAAGGAGGAAGCCGACCGCCGGTTGAGCGTCCGGCTCGACCGCGAGTTCGGCGCCGCGGTCAACGACGTGATTGGCGACACCCCGACGACACAGGGGCAGTTCGACGCGATGACGAGCCTTGCCTACAACATCGGTGTCGGCGGCTTCAAGGGATCGAGTGTCGCCCGCGAGCATGCCGCGGGAAACTATGTTGCGGCAGCCGACGATTTTCTCAAATGGAACAAGGCCGCGGGCCGCGTGCTCCCGGGGCTAACGCGCCGGCGCGAGGAGGAACGCGCCCTCTATCTCTCGGACGTGCCGGTCACCATTCCGGCCAGTGCTGGCTCGACGGCGGGTGGAACCCCGCCCGGCAGTTCCGCCGACCCCATCGTCAAGGGGATGGAGGACGTCCAGCGCGCCCTCGCGGCATCCGGGGACTACAGGGGCCCGATCGACGCCGACCCGGGGCCCGGGACGCGCCAGGCGATGCGCGACTACCGCACCCGGGTTGGGGTTTGACGCGATCTGATGTCGGCGCTAGCCGCCCTATCCGTTCTCGCCCTCCTCCTCGCGCTCTCAGACTGCGGCGGATCGTCGAGCGCGCCGGTCACGATCCCGGACCTGACACTCTACCTCGCGCAGGGGCGTTGCCCGGACGGCTCACCGCCAATGAACTGCGTCGGAGCGATGCAACAGCGGCCGGGCGATCCGATGCACTGGCGGCGGTCCGACGGTCAGGACCAGATCGGCGAGAGTGTGGTGGACCCGCGCGGATTTTTCGTCACGACGTGGGCATATGGCGATGGGCCATTTGACGCGAATCGCGGCGACGGTGGCGAGGTCTACGTCATCGACGGCGATTCCGTCTACATCACGGCGACGCAGGACGGAGGCAAGCCGGTCATCCAGCGGTTCGGCCGCCTCTGGCCGCTATTTAATAACAAGACGATCCCATGCTCCGAGGGATGGACTACCGTGGATTTCGAGACCCGCGCATGCCGGGTGACGGTGACATATCCGGCTACCGGCTATGGGCTGACGCAGATCGTCGCGGCCAGCGTGATCGTCGATCATGGCTTAATCGACGTTGAGAGGTCTTATCTAGCCTCTGGCTGGGGCCGCCTATGCTGGGAATCGGTGAACCCGTCACCGCCTCGGGCTGGTATGGCCGATAGCTGCGGGTCCGGCGCGCCGGACATCGGCCGGGCGGTGAGCGACCGGCGCCGATCCACTGTCCTGATCGCAGAGCCAGCGCCTCATATGAGCGACTTCAGGTGGCCACCAGATGGGTTCGTCCCATGAAGCCCACCGCTGACCGATCTCTACCAAAGAGCGCAGCCGAGCTCAACGCCGAGCATATCGAGGCGATCATCGTCGCCGAATCCCCTCGGTGCGGCCCGCGCGTCATCGCCCGGAAGATCGTCGAGGCGTTCCCCGAACTGCGGCCGCATCAGTACACGATGGAGCGCGACGGATCGAGCCGGGCGGTCGGGGGTGGAGTGCCGTGGCGTCAGGGAAGCCCGTAGACGCACGCAAGCATCGAGCCTCCCTCACCTGGCCGAGACATCCGTTCCCTCTATCCACCGGCCACCGCTGAAGCGCGGCTGAGCCAGGAAGGACCATTCGCCCCCATGAGCGCGCAAAGAATCGCCCTTGTTGCCCTGATCAGCTTTGGGTCGCCGGCGGTGGCCGATACGATCATCGCCGCGCCGTCGAGCGATACGACGGTCGCCTTCGGCAACGCGCTGACGGTCGTGTTGACGGTGTGCATCCCGCCGGTCGCGGCGATCCTCGCCGGGGCGCTATGGAAACTCGCCGCGAAATGGGGCTTCCAGGCGACGGCGCAGGACAAGGCCAACACGGAGGCCGAGCTGCAAACGGCGCTCGCCTTTGGCGTCTCCAAAGCCGGTCCGCTGATCGCGGCGAAGGGCTGGGACCATGCCGACGTTCACTCGGAGATTGTCGCCGACGCCGCGCGGTACTTTCTCGAGAGGTTTCCCGATCGCGCGACGACGATCCAGAGCGCGGCCAACACCACCGCTGATGCGCTCTCCTCGACGAAGACCGAGGCGGTTTCCGAGACGCTGGCTGCCCGATTGCCGGAGGCGGTGACAATCGCCGCAGCCTCACCGGCGACGCCGCCCGTGCCGCCGCCCGCGCCGCAAATCGTCGTCATGCCGGCACAGCCGCCGCCTGCTTCGAGGGCATAGGGAGAACCGACATGGCATGTTTTGCTGGCGTAGAGGACTTCCTGATCTGGCTGGTCGTGCTTTGCGCGATCGTCGCGATCGTGCGGGTCGTGCTTTCGTTCGTGCCGCCGTCCCCGGCCTTCCCGCGGCTGATCCCGGCGCTCATTCAGATCTTCAACATCCTGATCTGGGCGGTAGTCGTGATCGCCGTCATCATCCTCGTGTTTCAGCTGCTGATGTGCGTGCCGTGGCCGCATTTCGGGGGTGGGATGAGATGACCTGGGGCGCCCTCTGTCTCGCCGTGCTGCTCGTCTCGGGCTGTGTTCACTGCGACCACGTCGGGCCGATAGGACCCACCGTCTGTGAAGGACATTGAGTGACACCAATCGAAATTCTG